GTGAATCTGGATGCAATAAAAATCACGGTTATAGTACATCAGGAAAGCTTCTTCTGCACCGGCCTTTTCAAAGCTTAGGTACTGGTTGGTATTGATAAAAAAGAGAGACGGAACCTGAATATCATATTCATTAAAATCTACCGCTAATGAATATCCTTGAGGAACAAATAAAACTTTTATGTACTGCCGAAAAACCTCTCCGTTAATTAAATCGAATGTGCCGGCATCAAAAGAAACCAACCCTAATTTTTTGTGCTTAGATTCAAAAACGGAAGCTATATTTTTCATTATGCATGAGTTTTTCTTGTTACAAGATTACAAAAAATTGAAATAATAGCAGCCACATTTATTACTAAACATGTATAGTACAGTTATATAACTAAAAAAAAGGGTGAAAGGTTTTAAGGGCTATAAAATAAATTGTACACTTTAAGTATTTATAAAAAAGGTCGAAAAGTACAGTAAAATAAGGCTTTTTAGCCAAAAAGGTTAAACATTACGAGAAAAATAAATTGTGCATTTGCTACAGTATGCTACCATTTTACTACTATTTCTAAAAGGTTTAAATACTTCTTTTAAACGCTTGTTACCATCATAGCTATAGAAAGGGCTTAAAATTACTATTAACTGCGGTAAATCTAAGCATTTTAAGCCATTTAAAAGTGTTTATAACACTGTTTAAACATCTATTTAAAGCTCCTATACCGGGGCTTTTTTTATTGGTAGTCATAAATAAAAAAAAGCTGAACTTTTTATTTTGGGGTTACAGTTGGGGTTACAGTTGGGGTTACATTTTAAGTATAAATAGTGTTCTTAAACATAGCCTTAATATATAAAAACCAAAAAAAAAATGTAATATAATTAAAAAATGCACCCCCTTAATGACCGATAAAAAATAAGGTAATAAAAAAATAAATACCTCAATAACAAATACTTAAATAGCTTTTACGACATTTTCCCTTTTAAAAAAAACACTTCTGCCTCAAGGTCTGAAACCCGATCGTATAAATCAGCGGGATTTGAAAGCTCAAATCCTAAATGCATTTTATACTCCCACACTTGGATTACATCAGCAGGTTCTATAGCAAAACTCGGGTATTCTTTCCGGTTATCGCTTTTGCAATAAATATTATTATATTTTTTAATCCTGTTTAAACAGCGTTTAACAATAATACCGTCGTTTTTTGAAACAATAATATAAACTCTGTCATCTTTAATGTCCTTAACCCAGTTTTCCACAAACTGGCCCACTACATAAGCTCCATTATGAAGTGTAGGAAACATAGAATGCCCGTTAACCTGGAACATCCTGTATACACCATTTTGAATATTAGGTAAGCTGTATGTGGGTAATGTTTCTATAAACTCAGGGTCACCATATCCATTTAGATAACCGGCAGCAGCTCTAACCGGAACCAATATGATATTATTGCGACCATCTGATTCAGTAGTTACTACACGAGGCATTCTCTCGTATGCAGTTTCCGCTTCATTATCTGTAATAGACTTTGGATTAATAGGTTTATTTTCTATAACCATATCGCCTTTACCAGTAAGCAACCACAAAGGATTAATATCTTCAAACGTGTTTACAATATCTGTTATAATATCATACGACGGTTTAGCATCCCCCTTTTTTAATCTATTTATTTTTTGTGGCGCTTTATATTTTAGGTATTCTGTTGCAAACTCGTTTACACTGTTAATACCTTTATAGTCAATTATTTGCAATATTCTATTAAAAAAATCAGAATGTTTTTTAAAACTTGTTTGCTACAGTTGTGATAACATTTAAACAAATGTATCAAAAAAAGAACTGTTATGACATTTGAACAAATAAAAAATAATATTCAGTACGGCGATTATAACACGCTTCAGAAACTACTTAAAGCTAAGACTGTTGCTGCTGCACGAATGAGATTTTTACGGGAAGACGAAGATGCGGTTAAGGCTATGCAAACGATACAAGAAAACCGCGAAAAATTAATTGAAGATTTTACAACTGATCAATCAGCGTAAACATGTTTGAATATCAAAATAATATTTTATGTGTTCACGGTAGCTGGCTTATAAATGAGGGTATCATATCTGAACCTAATTACAAGCAATTATGTAGCCGGGGCCACCTTGAGAAATTGACTACAGGCGGCAACGGCAGGAAAGCATTAATCAAGTTTGAAACTATGAGGCAGGACATTAAAAAGAAAATTATTGAGCTTGTGGGCGACCCTACAGAGAGGGCAAAGCACATCACCTTTGCCGACTATATCAAAACTGATACTGCTGCTGTAGATTTTTATAACAACTATACGCTTGATAATGGCGAGGGCTTGCCTGAAAAGAACATAAGGGAATATACAGCCAATGCCGAAATACTGAACGCCATTGATATAGTGTATAACAGCACAATGGCAAAGCGCAAGGCACTTGGCAGCAAGGTTAAAGCCTTTGACAAGATAGCCGAAGTAATACAAGAATTGCCCAAACACCAATGGCCCCACTCGCTACCGGCAAACGTGCGCAGGCTTAAAGATAAACTTAAGCAGTACAAAGAGGGCGGTTATGAAAGCCTTATACACAAAGGCTTTTGCCATAAGAACGCTGAGAAAATTAATGATGATGCTAAATTTTGGGTACTTGCCCGTTGGAGCGACAGGATTAACCGTGTTGTTAACTATGCCCAGATGCTGCGCGAGTACAACCAAATGGCAGAAGTGAAAGGCTGGAAACAACTTAAGAGCGAGCAAAGCCTGCAGAACTTTTTACAAGACCCTAAAATAGAGGTTTTATGGTACGGGCACCGCTTTGGCGAGCTTGACAGCAAAGAGAAATTCAGCTATCAGCATTCTACCATACTGGCAAGCAAACGAGATACCCTTTGGTATAGTGACGGTACAAAACTTAACTACTACTACCAAGATGAAAACGGTAAGATGCAGACCTGCCAGGTATATGAGGTTTTTGATACATACAGCGAGGTATTTCTCGGCTACCACATCAGCAAGAGCGAAGACTTTGAGGCGCAATACCACGCTTACAAAATGGCTTTGCAAACATCAGGGCATAAGCCTTACGAAATTAAGTTTGATAACCAGGGCGGACATAAAAAGCTCGAAAATAACAGTTTCTTAGGCCGTATATCGCGCATCTGCACCAAAACGCAGCCCTACAATGGTAAATCTAAGACGATTGAGAACGCTTTCGGTAGGTTTCAGCAGCAGTTTTTAAAGCGCGACTGGTTTTTTACCGGGCAGAATATTACATCCAAGCGCAAAGAGAGCAAGGCTAATATGGAGTTTATACTTGCCAATGTTAAGAACCTGCCAACCCTTGACGAAGTTAAGGCCATATATGCAGAACGCCGTAAGGAATGGAACAGCGCACCACACCCTAAAACGGGTATATCAAGGCTTGAAATGTACCTGAACAGTGTTAACCCGGCTACTCCTGAAGTATCGTATTGGGAAATGATAGACTTGTTTTGGATTGCACGAGAAAAGCCTGTTACCTGCACCGCTTACGGCATCAGCTTTAAGCATAAAGGCGCCGAATACCAATATATGGTTTATGGCGAAGACCGCAAGCCTGATTTAAGATGGCTGCGCGATAACATAGACAACAAGTTTATTGTGAAGTATGATCCGGACGATATGACGCTCATTTACTTGTACCAAGACACACCGCTCGGGCTTAAGCGTGTTGCGGCAGCAGAACCAAAAGTACAGGTGCACAGGTCGGCACAGGAGCAGGAAGATTGGGAGCAGGCATTTATACGCGATGTATTAGAGCAAAACAAAGCGCTGAGGCTTGAAGATTATAACAAGATGGAAAGCATTGCAGCAAGCCACGGAATGAGTACAGCCGATTACGGGCTTAATAACCCAAGCCTGAAAGGCATTAACAGCAGACGAAAAGCACAGCCTAAAAAAGAAAAAACCGACATCGGGGCTTATCAAAAAGCAGTTTCCAACGCGGTTTTAACGACAGTCGACGATGAAGCCGACATTTATTCAAGCATGTAATATTAACCCTTTTCCGGCTTGGCGTGAGAAACTAACCGGAAAGAACTAAAAACCAAAAGTATGACAACTTTTAACAAAACACAAATTGTAGCAGACCTTAAGGCATTTGCCGAGCGTGCGGGTAGCCAAAATAAAGCCGCCAAGATGCTTAAAAATGTTTCAGCAGCTACGCTAAGCCAAATTATTAACGGTAAGCACAACCATATAGCTGATGAAATGTGGCGCAACATAGCATCACAACTAAAGAACGAGCAGCAGGAAGGATGGCAGCTTGTGGCAACAGCTGATTTTAAAGCCCTTACAGCCCTTTTGACAGATGCAAAGCAGCACAGCAACGTGTTTGCCATAACAGGCGCGGCAGGCAGCGGTAAAAGCGCCACGATGAAGCAGTTTGTTAAAGAGAATGAAAACAGCTACCGCCTTAGCTGCTCTGAATACTGGAACCGCAAGTATTTCCTTGCCGAGCTGCTTACTGCAATGGGCCGAGACTATTCCGGGTTAACCGTTGCCGAGATGATGTTTGAGGCCATAAGCCAGTTAAAGCGTAAAGAAAAGCCCCTGCTGATACTTGATGAGGCAGACAAGCTAACCGACCAGGTGCTGTACTTCTTTATAACCCTGTACAACGAGCTTGAAGACCTGTGCGGCATTGTACTGTGTGCAACTGACCACCTTGAAAAGCGTATTAAGCGCGGCCTTAAGCTTAACAAAAAAGGATATCAGGAGATATACAGCCGTATGGGGCGCAAGTGTATAGAGCTTAAAGGAGTTCAGCACACCGATGTTTACGCTGTATGTATGGAAAATGGTGTAACAGGCACCAATGCAATAAAAAAGATTTGGAATGAATGTGATGGCGACCTGCGCCGTGTTAAGCGACTGGCCCACGCATTAAAACAACAGCAAAAGCATGACGATTAAAAGGGCTTATAGTGTAGACCAGATTTTAAGCAAAAAGTTCATAGACATAAAATTTGAGGATGAGTGGCTTGCCACTTTCGGAGAACCTGAAGCAAGCGGCGTTTGGCTCATTTGGGGGCAAAGCGGCAGCGGTAAATCACGCTTTTGTATGCAGCTTGCCAAAGAGCTTACCAAGTACGGCAAAGTGGCATATAACTCTCTTGAAGAGGGAGCGCGCAAAACCATGCAGAAAAACATTCGCGAGTGCCGCATGCACGAGGTAAAGAAAAAGTTTATCGTGCTGAACCGCGAACCTATAGAGCACCTTAAGATACGGCTAAAGAAAAAACAGGCACCCCGCTTTGTTTTTATCGACAGCTTTCAGTACACAGGCTTAACGCGAAATCAGTACATAAAATTAAAAGAAGAGTTCCCGGATGTACTATTCATTTTTATAAGCCATGCCGAGGGCAAAGAACCACAGGGCAACACCGCAAAGTTTGTGCGATATGACTCAGACATTAAAATCAGGATTGAAGGTTATAAGGCTTTCCCCACAAGCCGCTACGGCGGTGGCGAACCTTATATAATCTGGAAAGAAGGTGCCCGCGACTATTGGGCAGGCATTACAGCAACATAACAACTAAAACATAAAGCTATGTCAACAATTATTGAACTGCTGGAAACAACAGCCGACGAATATGATACTATGGTGTTCCAGCTCTTTCACGAATGGGCAGCACAACAGGCAGCAAAGCCTAATGAATTGCAAAACATAATGGCTAACCCCGCCATTGCAAAATGGTTCAGGAGTGATTTATCACAGCTTGAAGAGGACTTTAAAGACGAGATTAAACAGTTTCAAACTGAAGCAACAATAACCAAACTGCATTTAAGAAGGGTTTATGGCATCTGCATCAATCGAATATTTGACTTGCATCCGAAACCTTTACTTAAAGAAGCAAAAAAGGTGCCTTTACCCTGCGAGCTTATACTTAAATATCCCGTTGGGGCTATCCTTAACCCATTACAAGCTAACTAACTATGACACGACAGCAAATTTTAAACAAGATAAGCGAGCTGAGCGATTGGCTCTCACACAACCCGAACCACCCCAACCACGCCACAGTGGCTAACGACAAGCGGGATTTAGAACGACAACTTGCAGAACATGAAAAACTACAGGATGAGAGAAGAAGATGAGATAATAAAGCGGCTGATGCTGCTGCACACCGTGCTGCAATGGAGCACCGTGCACCCCGGCTTAGAAGTTACCCTAACCGTTGGCGAGCGCATAATGGTTAACCAGGAGCGCGGCGCTTTGTTCCGGGAGCTTGAGAACGAACCCCACAACTTTGTGCAGAGCCACACGGTTGAAGCCAAAATAACCCGAATAGAATACCTGATAAAAAGGCATAACTGGAAACCAAAAGACCTATGACAGACAATTTTGTAAAGCGCAACACCGCATCCTTTTTTATGAACAGGCCAGCCAAAGTGCTACGCGATCAGAAAAATATAGGAGGCGACAAAATACCCGAAGGAACCACAGTAACAATGATAGGCAAGAACAATGATATAAAGACCTGCATTGATATCAGAGACGAGGTAAATAACATAACGATATACAGGGTAAACCCTGAAGATTTGGAACTAATTAAATAAATAACCATGGCAAGAGCAAAAAAAACAATTCACACAGGAGTATCAAAAGAGCAAATGGAAACGGCTTTCGCAACTTATGCAACAGCCGATGCCCAAATGGCAAAGATTAACGCACAGATAGATGTACAGATTACCGCTATACGCGAAAAGCATGCAGAGAAAATAGGCAAGCTACAGGAGCAGAAAGATGAAAGCTTTGAAATACTACAGGCCTTTGCATTAGAGAACAGGGACGAGCTTTTCTCTAAGAAAAAATCACTGGAAAGCATTCACGGTATAATCGGTTTCAGAACCGGCACACCAAAGCTTAAAACGCTTAAGGGCTTTACTTGGGCAAGTGTAACGAACCTTTTAAAAGAATTCCTGCCGGATTACGTGCGCACAACAGAAGAGCCTGCAAAAGACCGCCTTTTATCTGACAGGGAAAAAGAAGAGGTTGCTGCCCTATATGGCAAAGTAGGTATTGCAGTAACACAGGACGAAACATTTTTTGTTGAGCCTAAAAAAGAGCAGCAGGATTAACCTATGGCACAGGCAACAATAATAGAAAAAGAGCAGGGCGTGTACACCGTAAACGGAAAGCACGTGCATATAGACAGCGAAAGGCGCATTATAGCCTTGCAGGAACTAACGGTTTACGAGCAGCACGCCTTTAGCAGCTACCTTACCGATAAAGGCATTTTAGATTAGTTAAGTTGGGTTAATTGGTTACCCTGTTGGCAGAGTGGTAATGCCCCGGTTGTGAGTAAAGCCGGTGCTCGCGGGTTCGACCCCCGCACAGGGAGCAAATTTTAAATCTTTTTATTATGAGTAGAGAAACTACAACACAGACCCCTACAGAAATTGCAACAGAGCTTAGCACGGCTCTTAATATGCCGGTAAGTGACCATGCAGTAAATGATTTTGGCGACCATTATGGCGTAAAACTTACTTTCAACGGCACATTAGAAAACGAGCAGCTATCAGCTCTTAATAATTTTGGCAGAGTAAAAATTAAGCGTTCAGGCGCGGGGCTGTCAATCGCATTAGAAATTATTAAGTAACAACCGTAACGGCATTCATCCGGGTTCGAGACCCGGAGCGGTGCAAATTTTAAATCAATATTATGGATAAGGATAGACAACTACAGTTTCATGTAAAAATTGCAGGAGCATTAAACGATCTGTTTGACAAGGAAAGCGAAAACTATTTATGGATTGAAGAATTACAAAAAGAAGGTGCTTTAAATGACTTTTTCCATTGCCTTGCTACACGCACTCCACAGCACGTATATGCAAAAATCACAGGCAAAGAAGTCGACCCTCTTGAGTTTAACCACCTTGCGAACAGGTTGATTTTAATGGATGCTCAAGACCAGGCTAAAAAAGAAAAAAAGAAGTAACTACCGCAACGGCATTCATCCGGGTTCAAGACCCGGAGCGGTGCAAGTGGACAAAAAATAATTTTTACCAAATTGTCCTCTATGAGTAACGACTTTACTGGCTTGTAAAGTATCTCACGAAAAATTAAAATCAAGTAAAAAACTGATATACAATACAATAAGCGCCTGTTTTCCGTGTCCTATTTATTTTGAAAGGTGATTTAGACCTTGCACAAATAAATTTATACCTATGGACACATTTATAGATGTTATTAAGGCAATTTCTGCATTAGCAAGTTTGATAAAAATAATAATTGAATGCAAGCAACAAAAGAACAAAAAAAGCTCATCCAAATAAACGCACCTACCCGCGACATCAAAGGGGAGTTTGTGCAATGGGCTACAGAGGATGTTAAAAAAATAAGCTGTAACGACCTCACTTTCGAGCAGGCCAACAAGATACTGGTAAAGCTGGGCCAGCAACCCCACAAGCTGCATTTCCGCGCCGGGTTCGACAAAAAGAATAGCCGCCATAAGTACATACTGTCGCTGTGTGTGCAGTTCGGCTGGTGGCAGCTTAACGATAAGCACGGGCGCGTGGCAGACCTTGAAAAGCTAAACGACTGGATGCACTCAGCCAAATGCCCGGTACAAAAGGCACTTAAAAAATGACCGATGAAGAGCTGAGCAAAGTCATTAAAGCCCTCGAAAATACTGTTAACTGGAAATACAAACGCAAATAATATAACACGATGAATGATTTAGACAAATACACAATTGAGAGCATTAACGGCTTCTTTTGGCTATCCCTTGTAACTATGATAGTAATTGCGGTAGGCATGTTTATAACAGGTTACAAAATTGGCAGCCTGCGGGATAATAAACACGATCAGAATAGCAGCGATGGTGTATGCGATTGTGACGACGCTATTCGCTGCCGTAAAAATTGCGTGTTTAAAGAAATGCAGGAGCAGGATATATAATGGCAAACGTTACTCCCGCACCAGGAAACACACCGCAGGGCCATACCACCACGTGCAACCATGCCAACCGCATAACCCGCGTTACCGGGGCAGCGGCTGGCTGTGAAACCACAGGCGAGTACTGCGCCGACTGCGGACAGTTATTAACTAACCCTCAAATGGATTGCAGATGAACATAGAGCTAAAACTTACCGCAGACGACCTGCAATTTTTAAGCAGTTGTTTTGAGCAGCATGCCAAGCACGATGCAGCCCGGTTTAATAAGCTAAAACGCGATAATAAGGTAGTTGTTTCTATTGTAACCGACATAGCCGACAGGATATGCAAAAAGTATGAGAAGCTGAGCCGAAAGCCTACCCTTTTTGACACAAAGAAAAAGCACCATGTAACGCTTAAATTTCACGAAGGTTATGCCTTATGGATGTACTTAACCGGGCGTTTGCTAATAGAATTTGACCCCTACAACAAATCTAAGATAGTAAAGCTGCACACTTTGCTCGACCCTCACTTTGCAAATTAACCCACCACTATGGAACTACTAAGAACCTACACGATAAAAAGCCGCAGCGATGGTTATATATGGCAGTTTAAATACCATTTAAACGGCATTTTAGCCGAGTTTAAAATGCTTGATGGCGTACTTAGCGAAACACAGATAAACTGGCTAAAAGCCAACTATCCCTTTTATGAGGCCGATGTAAAGCAATGGCAGGAAAAGCTTAAAAGCAACTTTGAAATAAACATCGGCGAGCCTGACCTGTCCTTTTCTGCGCTATGGGAACTGTACGCGCATAAGGTTAAAAGGATTGAGAGCGAAAAGCGTTACAACAAGCTAAAAGAAGCCGACAAGCTCAAGATATTCTTTACCGTGCCGGGCTATAAGTACTACTTGCAGGTTTCGGGCGTGGCACAGGCAAACCTTGCCACCTTTATACATCAGCAATATTATGAGGACGATTGGTATGCAGTGGCTAAGGAACTGATAAAAAGGCCAACCGGCAAAAACCAAAACCCCACACTTGCCGAGCTGGCAATGCTTAAAACGAATAAGTGATGAAAGGCTTAAACTTTATCATCAGGCTTTATAATATTTACATCAGTAATTGTGCTGCGGCCTTGTGCGTGGTAGGAGTCTACAACTTTTAAAAGTTTTGTATGTCCATTTCTGTCTCTTGGCCCGTCAAGTTTATAAGAAATATCAATTCTCATAATTTCAGAAAGTACATGCTCTTTTAATTCAGCAACATTTCTGCCAACGAACTTGTCTAAGTCGATAACTAATTGTTTCATTTTTAAAAATTTAAAGTTAATAAGTACAAAAATAATCTATTGAATTAAGGTTCTAAAATATATAAATCTGTATGTTATCATTCCAAAATTATTATAAACCCTGCAACTGCAACCTTAGCATAGAGGTTGACGACACCGACCGTTGCGAGTTTTGCGGTAGCCTAATAACTTGAATAATATACCTACCAATGGGTATTTTATAACTTTATGCCGTGTTATATATTAGTATTCTAATCGATTAAAATATTACAATATGGAAAATTTTTATGATCTCAAGATTGATGGGGAAACTATCACGGTTAAAATTGAAAATGGCAAAACTGCTGAACTTTTTTTAGATGATGAAAAAGTAACTATCGACTTTGACGGAAATGTTGGAGGGAATGCAAGCCTGGTGCAGAATGTTTCAAGGTTAGACAACGCTCCTTCCATTACCAAATCATCGGCCACCGATAAGGCAGAAATTGATGGTATTTTGAGAACCTGCTGCCGCCTGGGTAACAGGCGTTGGTGTATAAGTGGAGGATGTGCAAACACTCCCTGCGGATGGATTTGCGGATAAAATAAAAAAGAGCCAATTGGCTCTTTTTTATTTTAAGTTCACTTCATGATTAGCAATCTTAAACCAATTTTCGCTAATCTTATTGTTATCACTCTTCGGTCTTGGATCGGCTGTATTTACTTTAAAAGTAGCGGGCAAGTTTACACAATGGCCAAATATTAATGCATGTTGTGTTGGTATAGAAGGCATTCGCCTTAGAACCGTTTCACTTACATGTGGTGTTATTTGTCTTATATGCGACAAATCTTCCGGGTTTTGAATTCGATGCACTATAAAATTACTGCACTGACTTAATACAGTTTTTGAAAGCTCGCTCGGTCGCTGTGAACTTATTAATAAAAACAAGCCAAACTTTCGTCCTTCTTTGGCAACTCTGTCAAATATTCCGTTTGCTCTCAAAAAGTTTGTCTGAACATGACCCCCAATGTAGCGATGCGCTTCTTCTAAAACTAAATTTACAGGATACGTATTCCGAGGTTCTATTTCTTTTACTGCTTCGTAGAGGATACGAGTAATTACACAAGAAACAACTTCTACAATTTCATCTTCTAAAGAACTTAAATCAATATTTATTATTTGAAATTTTTTTAATGTGACACCTTGCCTTCTTCGCTTGATTAGACCTAAAAGTTTACGTTTATAACTTTCTTCTGAACCTTTTTCTTGTCGTAAAAATTCAAAATCCGGTCTGTCTTTTATACTTTTTAAGCGTGTAACCATAGAAGAATTAAATTCCCTGATTTGATTATTTCCATGCGCTTCTTCATACAGTAACGCTAAATCAACAACTTGCTCTAAGTCTTCAAATTTAAATTTTTGATACGGTTGATATACCGGCATCTTAAAGTTATCCATTATAAATAGACGCTTCCCTTGTTCATCAATGGAATTTAGCCATTTCTGTAAGTGTTCGCCTCCTGGCATAGATGCAAAATGAACATGTATGGCATTCTTTATTGTTAAATCTTTCTTACCTAATGTTCCATGAATGAAACTTTTAACTAATTTTCCCTCGTCATCTCTATAAGAAAAAGCCGTTTCCAAATTAATATCTTTCGTTCCAAATTTTAAAAGTATCGCAGTAATGCGAACGCTTACCGCACCTGGACTTTGTGAGCTTCTGAGTATTTCAGAGATACATGTAGACAATATATGATTTTTTATTGCTTCAAAATCTTCTTTTTTTGAAAACACAGGAGCCATACCTAGCGCATTTCTTAATATAGGTAATTGAGTTCTTTCAGTTGCTTGAAGTAGTAAAGCCCATTCTTCTATTGTTAAAAACCAATGTGGAAGGTAAAAATCATCCTCATCATTCTGATCTTCGTCCGGCTTTAATGATAAAAAACGTGTTTTTAAATCGTTATCTATTTCTGAAATTTTTGAAAACGCTTGCTTGTATTCGCCATTAACGTCAAAAAAAACGAAAGTACTACCGGTTGCACTATAATCTTTATAGGTAAATAAACCTTGAATTATAGATGCAATTGTACATGATTTTCCACTCCCGGTATTACCCAGTATTGCAGCATGTCCGCCAAAAAATTTATCGATATCAACTTTGATCTTATAGTCCGGAAAAATGGACGATGTTCCTATCGGTAGCGTTTTATATATCTGATTTTTACAGTGGCAACTTTCGGCACAATCGCCTTGATTATCGTTTTCACACTTTATAAACTCTTGATTTGCTACATTAAATATTGTATCTAATTCACGTTGATGTATGTAGAGGGCATCTGTGTACAGGGGTGGATATATACTAACCCCAAATTCAAATTCGTATTCCCCAGAATGACCTGTTTTCAATTTTAAAGAACCTATTGGTAAAACATCAAGAAATTTTCCTGAAAAAATCTTACTTAGTGTTTGCTCCTTTGGATTAGTTACAAAGGCAGGTGAGTCTTTCTCTCTCACTCCCGCCACTTCAGCTATAATATAAAAATTTTGATAAGGTATTACAATGTAACTATTTAATTGCGCAAAGTAATTAATATCATCAAACCCGTTTATATTAAAGTTTTCTATACCTGCGAGAAGCTCTACAGTAAATTTGTCTGAACTGATAGTTACAATTTTGCCTATTACCCGTTGTTTATCGTCTTTATTCATCGCGTAACAGTTTTTTGATTGCTTCTTCAATTTTATTATCGATTTGATCATTACTCAAATCAGGTAATACATTTTCAACAAATCCATTAAAGTAATGAAGTTTATCCTCGTTTTTCAAAATACCACCCAAAATCCAAATGCGTGGGTCATCTAAAGACTGTAACTGTTCAATTTGTTTACTTCTTGTGGGATCACCAATAATAATAAGCCTAAATGAAGGTATTGTAAATGCCTGAAAAATTATATTGTTTATATGTTCGTCGCTGAAACTATACCCAATTGTAATAAGTATATTATTGTTTTGCATTAGTTTCTTTTGGAACTCTCGGAAAAGGTCAGAATAAGGACTACCCAAACTGGCATTTTGTTTTAGCGGTGTTGGATGTATCATCACAGTACCTTGCTTTTGTAGTTTTTCAGTTGTTGGGTCTTGCAGTTCTCGAACTCTAAAAAGCTTTGAACCTGAATCATCTTCAATCCAGTTTATTGAACCGTGAATTTTGTACAAATAGAAAAAGTTATCAATTACATTCCACTTGGCTTGCGACAAGTCTATTTTTTCGGCAAGCGCATAATTAAATATTGTAGGATTAAAATATTTTTTAATACCACCAGAAAAACCATTCACGTAGTGAATCCCTAAATTATCTAACGCAGTTTCTGAATATAAGTCATAATTAGTAGTGAAAATGTTAGCTTTAGGTAGATTAGAATTTCGATATATTAACTTTCGATAAAATTGCTCATATAATGCATTGAGACCAGCGTCTATTCCACTCTTACGATTGCTTTCATTTAAACATTTCTCAATGATATATTTTCTTGCTTTATCAATAATTTTATCAACTTTTTGCAAAAGTGTATCTTCTCCAGCAGGGTGATCAGGAAATATTGCAGTATTTAGATAAACTCGATAACTGTGTAATACCCCTAAAAAATGTTCAATATTTGTTTCAATTTTTTTATCTGAAACATCAATTTTACATTCCTGAAGCAAAAATTTTACATCGCCTTTATCTAAAACTTCTTTAAAAAAAAATTTCGCAAGCGGAATCATAGTCGGAATTCCTACTTCTGTGAAATTGTCTGGTTTATCATCTACTAAGTTTATTTTAAATGAAGAGCACCCTGAACCTAATAAAAAAGAAAGATTTTTTCCATCAAGAACTTTATTAAATGAATCTTTGATTTTTTTAAGAGCATCATCATAATTATGTTCTTGCGCTAATATATTAGTGTTTCCCTTGTAATGATAAATTGTAACAGGTTTGTCCATAATTGTTTAGTTATTTTTTATATTCACAAACATAAATAAATTGTTAAAAAGTTATAACAAAAACAGATTCTTTTATTAGCATAAATTAACCTTTAATAATACGCTCAGTAATTATTAGTTTTGAAATCTTAAAAATTAATTGAATATGATTGATATTTATTTAGAAGACAATAGCAATTTGATGAAATCTCTCATCAAACAAGCTAAAATTTATTTTAATATTTACGATATTAAAGTAACGGACATTAAATGTGCATTACCAGATTACTTATTAAGAAATGTAAATCACCTTTATAATTTTGAAAAGCTATTTGCAGATGACTTAATACAAGTTGTATGTGGTTATGAAAACAGGATTATTTTTATTACCCTGATTGGCACTATCGGCCTATAGTAAAACCTTTAATTTTTGATATCCCTGAAAATTTAAGAATAGACACTGATGCCATTGACTGAAATACAAGTCCGCTCTGCAGAGCGGATTTTTAATTTTGCCCTTAAGCACAAACCCGATGCCATACAGGCCTACAACCCTGCTGAGGAGTTCCGCACCAATACAACCATTGCAAAGCATAACAGGCTGTCTATGCCCATTATATGCAGCGAAATATATATTAACGTGCTTGAACTCACAGCATGGCAAATAAAGGCGTTTAAAGAGCGTGCTAATAAGCTGCTGCCCGATAATTGGTTTATTGAGGAGCACCCAAAAGAAAAAATTATTAGATTTGGCTTCAGATAATCTAACTAAATTATTAAACAATGCTTGCTTTAGGAATTATAATCGTTATTCTCTCACTAATTATATTTATTGTTTGGCAGATTATAAGAGCTGTAAAAATGCAAAAGCGAAATGATAAGCCCTTATATCTTTCAACAAATGGCAAGGTAAATAAGGGCGTTTTATCTGGTCTTTTTTTTCAGTTGCTTGAAAGCTTAGAAATTATCAAAACATCAAAAAACATTGATATAATAATTGGCAGATACGATTTTGTAAAGGAGCTTTGTAGTGGGTTGGCTGCTCATAGTTCAAACCAAGTTTATAAAAATTCTTTTTTTGCTGTTGTTGAGCAGTATAAACAAATGTATTATGACAAACTGATTTTTCAAGAACAGGTTTCAATAGCAGAGAACCCACAGGACATAAACCAACTTAATGAGTTTTATGCAGATAATCTTTTTAGGGCGCTTACTGTTAATGTAGCTAATCATTATGAAGCCATAGCGGGAATGAAGCAAAAAAAAGCAATACAAGGGCGTTATCAAAAAATTATAGAGCTTTGTGAATTAGTAAAAGAGCATATTAAAGCTTTATCCATTCAAGAAAAGAATAAATATTTAGAAGAAATATTTAGCATAAGGCGCGAAGCCTCAACTAAAAAAGAGACAGTATGAAAAAATTACTTTTAATTGCAACCCTGCTTTTTACCTTTATCCTGCAAGCTCAGGACAGGGAGTATATTGCTAAGCTGAACAGCTTAGATAAAAATAGTGCTGTTGCCATAGCACAAGAATACGTTTCTGCCGGTAGCTCACAATGGGAGCCACTATATGAAAAGGAAAACGATAAATCTTTTAGCGTGTACTTTATTAATGCGTCATTATCGCCTGAGCGTAAAGCGATGCTAAAATCGGAACAAAGGCAATGCGAGTCCGGCGAATGTTGCTCAGTTAGGTTCACGAAATACAACGGCCTTTACAAATTTGATTATGTGTTGATGCAGTACAAGGATTTATTCCCTATTTGGAAAAAATATTTCTCTGCAAATGCCACGCCCGAAGATTTGCCGGATAATCTAAAAATGCAGGAATATAAAGAGGGCTATACGGTTTACAAATTTAAGCCAGAAGAGCCGCCTTATTGGTCTATAGATAAGTTTTAATACAACAAAACCACCCCCGCGGGTGGTTTTTTGTTATTACTAAAAAAGTGTTACTTTTGTCATTATGTCAGTGGGTAGCAAAAATAGTGTCAGTATCAACAAGCTAAGGCGATACAAGCTAATTGTTGAGCTGTACAACCGCCACAAGACCGACGACATACCTACAACAAAAGTCTTAAAAAACTACATTTACCCGGTTTATCCTATAAGCAGGGCCACGCTTTACACAATACTCAACACCCCTATTGATAAGCTGTTAAAAGAAGCTGAGGCAGGCAAGACAATTGCAATGTTCTAAACATTGTGCAATGCCATTTCATACGTAAGCTCATGGTGCAATACACCATCGCCCCTTTTAAATTTGCGCCTGTCGCGCCGCATCAGTGCGCCATGCTCAGGCACAGGCCTGAAGCCGTGCAGCTTTACGTGCGCCTTATCAATAATCTCATGTATGCGCCATGCGCTGTCCTTTTGCACCTGCGGGGCTTTTTGGTTGGCATTGCCAAGCCTTAAATCGGCAAACTTCAGGGTAAACCTTATAACGCCCTCCTGCCGGTTCTGCGGGCTTGCGGTTCTGTCCTGCCCTATGTCTGAATAAGTAGCCGCTTGCACATCTACAAGGCACAGCGGAAACTTAGCCGGTATATCGCGCCCGTACTCTTCAAGCTGCCCCCAGTCTTCACTTACATAGTTCAAACCCTCTACAGTATCAAGCCTGTTCTGTATGCTGTCAAGTATTTCTTTCATTGTTCAAATAGCTTTTTAAGTTCCTGGTTAAACTGTTCTATATTGTCATTTACTATACGCTCTACAATTTTGCCCACTTCGGGGTGGTCGCCTACCACCTGCCGTTTAGGCACCCGTATAACATGGCCCACTTTCATTAATGCAAGCGCTTTATATTGCTGTGCCTCGGTGCCTTTAGTGTTTTTGTGCATTGCCCAAAAATACCGCTTCATCTTTTCGGTTACAGTAATTTCGCCGCCCTCGTTATGTAAGGACGCATACGGCAACGAGCTGCTGAAGTATATTTCATCGTTAACGTTATATTCTATAGAGCGCCTGTAGTTCCCGGAGCGCATCAACAACGAGCCGCGCGGGTTGGTAAGCTTTGCCGCAGGCCACTTTTCATCAAAGAACGCTTTGCGCTCAAAGTTCTGGTCGAACTCATCGGCAAGCTCTACGGCAAGGTCGCGCACTATATTATTTTCTAACTCATTGATGTCCATACAATTTTTTTTATACCTTTGCTTAAATGGAAACTATATTCAATTATAATCCTACACCTCAGGAGTTGAGCGATATTCGCTTCGACGCACTTTCCTTTTGCCAGAAATTCGGAATTGACATTCCGGGCGAATTAACCCGTGAGCTTTATTTAGAGCTTATCACGCAGGAAAATGCTTATTATGATTTAGCTTGCCTTTTTGAATTTCGTGGCGATTTGGAAACCGCCAATAAGTACTGGAGCAAATTACCTGCTAATCTTAAATATGATGGTTTAGGTAATGACTATGCCCTTATCAGTACTTATTAAAGAACTCATTACCCTTAGCCCCTATAGACCTGTAATCAGTCATTAAATGAGGCTCAAAATATTCTAAAGCATCTTTCTCGCTTATTCCTTTAGAGCTTAGCTTATTCCTAAAGTCTTTTACCCAGGTCGAATATCCGTAACCATTTTCTATAATTTCTGTCTGCTGCGCTGCTTTACCGCCAAGTCTTTCAATGAATTGGTTATAAGTATGACGGGCAACAAACTGATTGATTGTTTCCATATTCTTTACTTCAACCTGGCTTAGCCTTTGCGGTGGCGATTGCGTTTTAGCATGTAATATTTCATGCCATAACGACTCAAATGCATACTCCTGTTTAAAAGTCAAAGGCTCGCCTTTCTTTATTGCTCCAAGACCTGCGCGAAGCTCTTCAGCCGGATTAAAGTCAATGGATGAAAAGGTGTGCGTGCTTAACGTTATTTTAGATTTACCCACCCATGACATTGTACGCGGCTGGTATGCCATGCTGTGCTGCATCATGTAGCTGGTAGATTTTTGGAACTTAATTTCTTCAAGTCCGTTCCTGAAATCATCAGGAAACTTATCCGCATAAGCCTTAAAGATGTTTTTAATCTCTGTGTTAGTTGGCAGATCTCCTTTAATAAAGTTGCTGAGTGGTATAGTTTGCATATCGCTCTTAACCTTATCCGCTCCCTGCACTTTTGTATATGGGTGTGATGGCGGGAAAACCACCTTTTGCGCACCCGGATTGAAGCGGAACATCTCAAGGCGGTTCTTGCCGTCTTTACCAATTTCGGTAGTGGCCTGCTCACCCGCAGCGCTGGCAGAACCGCTATCGCTCTGCTCATATTTAGTCTTGGAAACCTCAATAGCATTACAACGACAACGCCAGCCATTGGGTGGGTAGTAACTAAGCCAAAATGCATCATCCTTAGGCAGCGTTATACGGTCAAGTGCTTTGTGTGATTGCCTTACCCTGTCGTCATTAGCGGTGCGGTATTGCAGGTTGTAACGGTCAGAAACTTTTGCCCATTTACCTGCCATCTGTGCAGAAGTTACCGCAAACTGATATTCAGCCTCAAGGTAATTACGGTTGTAGTCTTCTTTAATTTTGGATATATCCTTGCTGAACTGGCTAAACGGCTTTATCCTGCCCTCTTCTGTAAGCAACTGGCGCGATGCCTCTAATAGCTGGGCATGCGTTTTAAGGCCTGAGAATACATAAACATCATTATTAAGGCTTTCCTGCATGGCCTGCGGGATTTGGTTATCCTGTATGCCCTGCCTGAAGATGCCCGATGTTTCATCTACCAACGCCTTATACTCCTTAACCTTTACAATGTCTTCAGGATTATACTTACCTGCTTTGTGAAGCTGTTTAAATGCCTTTTCAACAGTCTTTAAAAGCTGTTTAAACCTGCCATTTGCTGCAAGGTTAAGCGTTTCTTTTGGCAATGCCCGGCAATGTTCACAATCGCAGTCATAAATGTATGAAAGTCGGCTGTGCAATGCCCCAAAGTACCCGTTCCAGGCTTTGGGGCTTAAACGAAAAAATCCGGGCTAAGGTTAAAGCCCAATGGCTTTTGTTCAGGCTGTTTTTTAGGTTCAACCGGCACACCAAACTTTTCATTTATCCAGTCAGGCGGTATGTCATAATTACGCAACAGGCCTTCTGTTATTTTCCAAAGTTGTGCTGTATCTTCAGCTTTGTCAAAAGCTAAAATCAGATCACCTTTTAATTGTCCTAATGCCTGCAAAGCCGGTATAACAATAGTTGCCCATTCCTGCTCTATTAGCGTGAGGTCGCTGTCTACCAGGTCCTGTAAAACGTTCTGCGCGCTTTCGTCTTTACTGCGGTTTCCGTTCTTTGTGTCCTGCCCAATTATAGCCCCCGAAACAACCATACTGTTTTGGTTATCACAAAGCTGTATCAGGTTTCCATATACATCGCCATTTGTGTTAACGCCTTTAGCAAATTCAAAGTCTTCGCTTGTATCAATTATAAACCATGCAGCCGCGCCCATATCCTGCATCATGCGTTCACCACGCCTTAGCATACCTGTATCCTGAGTATTAGTTTTCATAACGCGGGGCGGTATGCCGAATATTTCGCAGAGTTCACTCCAGCAGCTTTGCGCAAAGCGTTTCATAAGCACGTGCGGTACACAGCTATTGAGTATACCAAGGTCGCCCGGTTTGCCAAATTCAAGCAGCCAGGTACCATATTCAGGCATTTCACGGTACTTTATATATTTATCCTCACTATAGTCAGGGTAAAATCTGCCGTTTACCGGGTCAACATTGGTACGGGGCAATACCGTAACATTAAGTATGCCATTAACAAGGTTAAGTTCTATAAGTGAATGCCCGTAAAATCGGCTTTCAATTATAGCCTCATTAATTGCGGCTACCCATTTTTGATTTTGCAGCAAAGCGGTAACCTCATCATTTCCGTTACCTTTTAAGTCATTCATTGTAAATGATGCTGCAAGGCTTTTGTTTACGCGGTTCTGCACCTGAGACTTAAGCAAAGCATCTATCATTATTTCATTATACAGCAGTTGCAACGGAAAGAATTTAGGGTCTTCAGCTTTCCGGGCGTTATTAAGTGCCTCATTCCAGTTCTTAATATCTTGCCTGGTGCGAGCAATTGACTTTTGCGCAATAGTTGGGCTTATTTTTGGTGCTGTGGTTGTACCTAAAGGCTTTGCTGCGAGCTGCTGCTGTTGCCTTCTGAAACGGTTTATGTTTTTTCCCATAAGTTAATCATGATTAAATTTTGTACGGGAGCCATAGCTCCATTGTGATACGGCTGTATCGTCGGCAACCGTAATTGTCGGCAGGCCGTCTAAAATCAATTCGCCTTTGGCAACCCGTACAAGCCATGCTGTAGCCCTGTCATACGCTTTTTCTGCTTTGTCATAAAGTATATCAGCCTCGCATAGCTGTATTAAATGCCATTTGGCAATGGTAACGGCATGCTGTACCAATATGGCAGGCCTTTCGGTTCCGGTGGTGGCAAAAATGGCGGCAACGTCATATAATGCCCTACCGTCAAAGCTTGCCCTGTTATTAAGGTTGGGCGCAAGGTATGCGCGGGTTTCCTGTTCAGCAGCAAGCAGCGCCTGTGCTACAACAATATCGTCGCCCTCTGTTATCTGTTCAAGCTGGTAATCATAAATTACCTGCCCCATGTCTTCAGGAGTTAGGAATGCCATTTTTTAATGCTGTTTAAAAATGTTTGTAATTACCGTTACCCACTTTAATTTGCGGCTATTGCCCTGCTTTGCGGTTTGGTTTGGGTTATCCTGGTAAATGTCGTGCTGCACATAAATAGGAAATCCAAGTACATCTACGCCAACCTGAAAGGTTACACACCTTATAAATTGTTTCTTTGCCATATCAGTATTTATAGTTTTGCCGTGCACCATAACTGTAGGTGCTTTCGTTATTGATTACCCTGTTTTGTATCAGCCATACACCGCCCTCTAAAAGGTCGGCCCGTCCATAAACTTTGAGTTAGGCGCAACACCCACAAACTGCTCCTCCATGCGTTCCATGTGCGGGTTGTTTTGTTCATCCTCATTAAATATCAGGTCGCCATTTCGCCAAATAGGCTCAAGTGTACCCTCAATCCGGGTAAACTTGTCGCCTTTATCACGCTTATCAAGCGACAGCGTTAGCCTTTTGCCTCTTTGCCTGCCAACGGTAAGCACCAACGGTTTTATGATCTGCTCATAAATGGGGTCTTGCAGGGAGTTGTTTTCTAACCAATGCCTGCACACATCTATGTTATGTTTCAGCACATAATCGCGCGCGTCATATAGGTGGCCTACAAATGTGCTTTGGCTCATTATGTCAAGCCAAATTTTGTACAGGTAGTATTTGCCGTCTTTATAACCTATTACACCCACGCCCTTAGTAGAACCGCTTGAGGTGGTTGCACTCTTGTCTTTATTAGAGGTGGCAGGGTCGGCATAGGTTAATACCTGCTCACAGGTATTTAGCGGAGGGCATTTGCCCCAAATTGCCTTTTTAAATATATCGCCTACCCTTATCGGGTTGTTATAGTACTCCTTTTGCTGCGAGCTGGTAGATATAGGCTTTAATGCCCGGTCTATCATCTCCTCAGTATTTTTTGTGGGCCATGTAGATTTGCCGTTCTTATCGCGGATGTTTATAACCTCATGTATATCTGCCTTTTTGCCCATTTCGGTAATACAGCAGTATTTGGCAATAATGTTACCACAGGCTATAATCAGGAGCGGGACAGATATTGAGCGCGTGGGTATAAGCGCCTGTTCTATCCACTCTACTTTCGCCTTTATAATTTCCGGGTTGCGGCAATCCTGGTCGGTGTCAATATCATCAATAAGGATAACATCAGGCCTTATGGCATCGTTACGGGTACCGCGTGGCGACTGGCGTGCACCAATAGCCCTGAAGGCAGCACCGCCCCGTGTTTTAAATTCGCCCGATTCCCAACTGCCGGGGCTTTGCTGTTCACCATAGTCATTAATGATACGGTTGTTTGCTTCCAGTATCAGTTTATAGGGTTCCAGCAGCCGCTCAGCATCGTCATAGGTTGCCGATACCAGCAGCACGTTTTTCTTTTTGCCTGTAACGGTAAGGAAAAGCACTTCCATCATAGTACGCGCCGACTTGGCAAGCTCGCGCGACCAGGAGCGCACCTCATACCATTCAGGATTTGCCAGAATGCGCTTACTGGCCTTTATATGGAATGGTGCCGGTTCTGCCGTGTAGTAACTCGGAAAGTAGTATTTGAACCATTTTTCGGGATGCTTTTCAAGTTCCTGCACCCGCTTTTTTTTCTGGTCGGCAGTTTCGTTAAGGTCAATTGGTGTAGAGCGTCGCGTATTATCACGAAATGCTTGCCAGTCCAATAGATGCGCCCTGTCATTCTTTTTTGCCATGCCCTTACTTCATTAATGATGTTATATAGGCATCTGCATAATCAGTAACTTTTTTGGCAAGCTGTATATCTACGCTTTGTATAAACTGTATTAGTTTTTTGCACACATCTACAGTCTCGCCTATATTGGTTTCCGTTTCAAGCCTTTTTATTGCTGTTGTTATCTTGGCTATAATATCTGCATCTTTGGATGTCGCTACATTGCCAATTTTTATTGGATAGTCTTCTGGATTATAGTGAGGTAATTCTATTTTTTCATTCCCTTTAGCATCCTTAACAATCATCGGCTTAAGCAGGAATTGCGGAATGTCGCGTACTACCGGGCGGGTTTCAATTTCATGATTAATGTGCGCAAGCTGTCCGTATAATGCAACAAGCTGAGCATCTTTAGTAACCAGCATCGAGGTTTTAAGGGATTGCCAGTTGCCGTCATTTATCCACTTGCCTATTGTTTTTTCCTGAACGCCAACGCGCTCGGCTATCTCTTTTTGAGACAGGTTCTCATTAACAAAAAGCATTTTTGCATAGTCTTTTTCTACGGTTTTTTTGGCTCCCATACACTTCTATTTATAGCAAAATTCAGCTTACCAATCCGTAACCAAAAAAAGGTGTACTATTTCTGTACAACGTTGTAAAGTTTTGATACACAGGTGTACAGTAACTACACAACTAATTTTTTTTATGCTGCATCCGCTTAAACTTTGCTGCAACGAAACACGAACTAACCCGATGCCAGATGTAGCAAAACCCTTTATCCTGAATGACGAGAACGTGCAAAATTCCTATGGCTTTTATGTACGTACTGAAGGCATAGACCTGGGGCGATTTGAGCAGAACCCGGTAATGCTTTCAGACCACAACAACAGCAATAGTGCAGTGTTGGGCAAGTGGGTAAATCTTAAAAAGGAAGGCAGCATTTTATCTGCCGAGCCTGAATTTGACCTTGAAGATGAAGACGCAAAGAAAATAGCCGGTAAAGTTGACAGGGGCTATATAAAAGGCGCTTCTATGGGCTTACTGTTCAGCCGTGAAGATTTGATTTACCTGAATGGCAAAATCATACTTAACAACAGCGAGCTTGCCGAGGGTACAATTATCCCTGTGCCATCTAACTCGGGTGCACTAAGGCTTTACCTGAAAGGGCAGGAAGAAAAACCGCTAAGCGAGGATGAAGTAAAAAACATCTGCCTGTCATTGGGCAACGAACCTCAAAAAGAATTTAAACCGAAAAACAGTATGAAAAAAATTGTGCTTTCCCTGGCTGCTTTTGCGGCACTTGGATTTGATAACCCGCCAAATGATGGTATTGATGAGGCAGAGCTTAACAGTAAAATTACTGGCCTTAAGGCAAAGCTAACCGCTTCTGAAGCTGAAAACGCAAACCTGAAGGCCGTAAACAAAGAGCTAACGGATGCACAGGCAGCCGCACAGCTTGCCGCTGCTACAAAATTGGTAGATGATGCCATTGCAGAGCAGAGAATAACAGCCGACAAAAGGGAAACATTCCTTAGCCTGGCTAAAAGCAACTTACCGCTTGCGCAGGAAACCCTTGCCGCTTTACCGGCTAAAGTTTCACTTGCGGGTACAACCGTAAAAGGCGGCACAGCAGCCACAGCACCGGACGGGGTTAAGTCGCTTGACGATTTTGAAAAGCTAACGCTTTCTGCGCAGCTTGCCTTTAAAAAGGACCACCCGGACGAGTACGCCAAATTGTTTAACTAAAAACCATAAGATATATGAATTTTCCTGAAGTATGGGAAAGCAGGGTTAGGAAAATCTTAACCACGCAGGACATGGCTCCGTGGCTTGATGGTATTCCTGAGCTTGACGCAGAGGTTTACACATTAGGTGCGGGAACCAAAACCGAAAAGAACATTATCAACATCCCTATAGAGACCATGCGTCCTGAGGTGTTGATTAACAATAACACCTACCCGTTAGAAGTGCAGCAGCATGAAGACGGCAGTACAACTGTAACGCTGGATAAGTACCAGACAAAGCCTACATCTGTCTCAGATGATGCTATTATGGGAGCATCTTACGACAAGATAGACAGTGTAACCGCAGGCCACAGGCGCGAAATAGCCATTGCCAAGAACAAAAAGGCAATACACGCTTTAGCCCCTGCATCCAATACAGCCAATACACCAATTGTAAACGTTGTGGATGGCGATGTATATAAAGCGCTTGTTTCGCTTAAAAAGCAGTTTGACGATGCAGAATTCCCGATTGAAGGCCGCAGGATTGTAATGTGTTCTGAACACATTGAAGTGTTGCTAAATGACCGCGACAGGTTTGCCGACCTTATGGTAGACCACGTTACGGGCAAGGTAAACAGAATAATTGCCGGGTTTGAGGTGTACAGCTTTATAGGCCTGCCATTCTATGCCAGCGGCGGTGCTAAAAAGGCATACGGCGCTATAAAAGAAGAGACCGACAAGCAGGCATCAGTGGCTTTCTGTACATACAATGTTGCCAAGAAAACAGGTAACACCAAGCAGTACTTTAAAGAAGCTAAAGCTGACCCTGAGTTCCAGGCTAACTTAATGAGCTACCGCCACTACTTTATTGCTACACCTGTAGAGATTAAGTATATAGGGGCCATACTGTAAGGCAATGCAGGAGGTACTATTAACAGGCTTGAGTTCTGCAATAGCTGCTGCTGTAAGTTGGTTTTTTACCAGGCGTTTTAACAAGGCCGAGGCGAAGCTTAAAGAAGCCGAGGCCAAGTTAAAGGAGCTTGAAGCTTCTGACGCATCAGTGGCTATTTACGAAAAGCTGTTAGATAATGCCGCAAAACGCCTTAATGAACAGATAGCGCTTAACGAAAAGCAAAGCCAGGAAATTAACACGCTGCTTAAAAACCTTAAGGAGCGTGACGAAAAAGTAAATCAATTGTTAGCGGACATAGAGCTTATGACCGGAGAACTAAGGAAGTATAAACAACTAAACGGCAAACACGTTTAAATATGGGAAAATTCGCTTTTGGGCATTCAACAGCCCTACTAATTGTCTTTTCGGCAAGCATGCAGGCTACGGTTTCAGAAACCCGAACCATCGCCACAATTAACATGACAGGCAACGGAACACTTGCGCTGTCGGAAGATGCCAAGCCTACACTTGGCGACGAGATCATACTGAAAGTATCAAGCGACGGCACAGCGCGCGACCTTACTTTCGGTACCGGGTTTACTGCACCTGTGCTTACAGGCGTGATAAACAAAACCAAAGTAATTACCCTGGTATATGATGGCACAGCCTTTATACCATCCGGGGCGGCAATACAGATAAACTAAAAACCGAGCCATAGCAATGAGAGCTGTACTTATAAGGGGCAAATCTGACGATAAACAAACATTAGGCACGCTCGAACTTTTCGACGACGCGGGTAAAGAACTACTTGAGGTTAAAACCCTTGAGCTTGACTGGCAGAACAATGAAAGGCGGCAAAGCTGCATCCCAAAGGGAACATATAACGTTACGCCCCGCAAATCTGCAAAGTACGGCTCTCATTTTTTAGTTAACGATGTGCCGGGCAGGGATATGATACTTATCCATCACGGCAATTACCACACGGATATTTTAGGCTGCATCCTGGTAGGCCAGGCACACACGGATATTAACGGAGACGGTTACAGGGATGTTACCAGCAGCAAGGCCACCATGAAAAAATTACTTAATGCAGCCCCTGAAGGCTTTACCCTTACCATAAAATGAAACGCACACACATAGTATTGATTTGTTGGTTTGCAGCCCTTTTTACTGCACTTGCCTTTACAAGCTGCCGCACGGTTAAGCCGGTTGTAGTTAAGGAAAAGGAAACTGAAATTATCACGGAAACGGTACGCGATACCGTTTTTGAAACAAAAGCCGACAGCTCGTTTTACCGGGCTTACATTGAATGCATAGAGGGTAAACCCGCACTAAAGAAGCCCGTGCAAAAAGCAGGCAATTACCTGAAGCCGCCAAAGGTTAACATTACACCGGATAATATACTTGAAGTGGATTGCGAGGCACGCGCTCAGGAACTTTTTGCGCAATGGAAAGAAAAGCACACACTTAAGCAGGCTTCTAAAGAAGTGCCGGTAACCGTAAAAGAGCCTTTGTCCGGCTGGCAAAACTTTCAGATATGGGCAGGCAGGCTTTTTTTACTACTCCTTTTGCTGATTCTGCTTGCTAATATCAAACGCTTAAAACCCTTATAGAGATTATGGAAAATACCATTTTTGACAAAAATCCATCCTTAGAAGAATATCACCAAACATCAGACGGGCAGGCTTTTTACACAAAAAGCAACGCACTTAACCACGCACGCACCTTAGAAGATAAAGCGGTAAAAACCGTAAGCCGCGGTGATGTGGCAGCAGCCCCGGAACCTAAAGCAAAGAAACCGGCAAAGCTTTCGGCTGACGACACAATAGCAGCCATCGAAAAAGCCGAGAACCAGGAGCAACTGGATGCGTTTAAGGACGACAAAAGGAGTACCGTTGTTGCTGCCTTTGAAAAAAGAACTAAGGAGCTTGCAGAGGCAGGCTCTGAAACCCAAAAAGAAGAATAAGAAATGGCACTACCGGGAATAAACATAAATTATCAAAACGGGCAACTGGGGCAGTTTATTGATGTCCCGGATGGTGTTTTCGGCCTGCTTGCCAGTGCTGCGGCTGTTGCCTCAACTTTTGCCCTTAATACACCTTACCAGGTGCGCGGCATGGCAGATGTGGCTGCGTTAGGCATTACGCCGAGCGTTGACAATTACCGGCTGTATAAAACCCTGAGCGAGTTCTTTGCCGAGGCAGGCGAAGGCACAGAGCTTTGGCTGATGGGCTTTGCCCGCAGCACCAAAGTAAGCGACTGGTTCACGGCTGATGCAGGAACCAGCAAAGCCCCAGCACACAAGCTGCTTGATGCCGCTAACGGCAAATTGTCGATGCTGTTTACTTCATTCTTTCCGGATGGCGATTATGAGGTAACACTTGAAGACGGCATTGATGCCGATGTATGGTCAGCAATGCAAAAGGCTCAAACCCTTGCCGATGACTATACAGCGAGCAAATATGCGCCGTTTTACGTGCTGTTTGAGGGCTATGCCTATGACGGCAATAAAGTAACGCTGAAAGACCTTACAGAACTTTCCTATAACCGTTGCCAGGTATTGCTTGGCGATACCGAAATGAGAACCGGCACGCCTGCAAGCAATGGCGCTGCGGTGGGCATACTGGCAGGGCGCAAAGCCAAAAGCCAGGTGCATGTAAACCCCGGTAAGGTTATGGACGGCCCGTTAGCAAACATCAAGGCTTATATACTGGATGTACCTGCTGAGCAGTCGGATATTACCGCGCTGCACGACAAGGGTTATGTAAGCTTCAGGACACATACCGGCAAGGCGGGTTATTACTTTACGGATGACCGTATGGCCTGCCAGCCTGACGACGATTACCATTACGGAACTAACCGCAGGGTTATCGACAAAGCATACAGGCAAACCTATATAGCCCTTGTAGATTTCTTGCTGGATGACAACACCGTTAACAACGATGGTACCATTTCAGGCATCTACGCCAAAACGGTAGAGGGCCGTGTAATACAAACCCTGTATAACACCATGACGGCAAACAACGAGCTGTCATTCAACCCCAACGACCCTAACGACAGGGGCGTAATATGCAAAGTAGATTTAAACCACAACGTTACATCTACATCACAACTTAAAATAGCACAGCTACAGGTAAAGCCAAAAGGCTATAACAGAAGTATTTCTGTTCCGCTTGGGTATGTGCCTGTAACCACTAATAACTAACGGAAATGGCATTTAATAGCAGAGAATACGAATGGGCAGACCTTACCGTAATATTTGGTGGTCGCGACCTGCTCCGCATCCGGGGCATAAAATGGAGCCGTAAAAAAGAGCGCGAAGAGCTTTACGCAAAGGGTTCTGACCCTATCGCCATACAAAGCGGCAACAATAAGTATGATGTGGAAATCACGCTGCTGCAAAGCGAGCTTGATGCCATAGAGGCCGCAGCAGGGAATGATATTTTTTCAATCGCTGTTGATATTGAAGTGAGCTTTGGTAATCCTGGTGCTGGAGATGTTATTAAAACGCACCGCGTTATTGGCTGGCGCGCTACAGAGGACAGCCTTGAAATGAAGCAGGGCGACAAGTTCTCTGAGATAACCCTGCCCGGAATAGCACTAAAAATTAATAAGAACGTATAACCATTATGGAGGCAAAACCAACAGAAGTAACACAGGAAATTATAGACGGCTGGAAAGCCAAGCACGGCGATGTTTACAAAATTACCGTTCTCGGCGAAACTGTAGAGGATAAACAGGAACCCGATAAGGTGGCTTACTTAAAAAAACCAAACAGGCAGGTGCTAAGCTATGCATCTAAGGCGGGAGCACAAGACCCTTTTAAATTTAATGAAACCATTTTTAAAATGTGTTTTCTGGGCGGCGATGAAAATATCATCGAAAATGACGAGGACTTTTTTTCAGTATCTGCTCAGATATCTGAGATAGTTAAATTTAAACAGGCCACGCTGGAAAAGCTTTAGAGGCTGCGGCGGTAGATAGCGAGGATTTTATAAGGATTAGTAACGCACAACTGCGTTACTATTTTCATGTACAAGACCCCGACAGCCTCGACGATGAAACCTGGTGCGCACGCCTTAAAGAACTGGAATATGTCAGAAAACTGGAAAACGGTAAATAACCATGAGTAACAACCTATTTAACTACATTTTTAAAGTAACCAGCAATGCCGGCAATGTAACTGCCGATATGGTAAAGCTGCGTGCGGGTGTAGATAGTGTGGCAGGCTCAGCAAATAAGATGCAATCCAGTTTTAGCGCTGCGTTTACCAAAATCCAAAAGGATTTAAACGTTATAAAGCTTGATGCCATCCTCAACCAGGTTGATAGGGTAGCAACGGGCTTAAATGCTATGACAACACCGGGTCTTGCGCTTAACTCAAGTATGCAAGACCTTTCTGCCATTACAGGCGTTGCCGGGCAAAAGCTGAAAGAGATTGAGGGTTATGCCCGTGAGAATGCTAAAACCTTTGGCGGTTCTGCGGCGCAGTCGGTAGAGAGCTACAAGCTCCTGTTAAGCCAGCTATCACCCGAATTAGCAAAACAGCCAAAAGCATTACAGGCAATGGGGCAACAGGTTTCGGTGCTATCCAAACTGATGGGCGGCGACAGCGTTGCAGCTACCGAAGTGCTTACCACAGCCATTAACCAATACCAGGTATCGCTTGACGACCCGATAAAGGCATCAGCCGAGATGGCGCGCATGATGAACATAATGGCAGCAGCCGGTAAAGAGGGTTCTGCGGAGCTGCCACAAATCAAGCAGGCATTAGAGCAGGCAGGTCTTGCAGCTAAAACCGCAGGCGTTGATTTTAGCGAAGCTAATGCCGCCATACAGATACTGGATAAGGCAGGCAAAAAAGGCAGCGAGGGCGGTGTGGCATTACGCAACACGCTTGCCACGTTATCGCAGGGCCGTTTCCTGCCTAAAGATGTCATCAAAGAGCTACAGGCCGCAGGCGTAAATGTAAACACGCTTAACAATCAATCGTTATCACTTGCCGAGCGTTTAAACCCGCTCAAAAAGATAATGAATGATCAGGCGCTTGTAACTAAGCTTTTTGGTAAAGAAAACAGCAATGCGGCAATTGCGCTGATATCCGGCGCAGATGAGATGCAAAAGTTAACCGGTGCTATTAATGGCACACAGTCGGCTTATGAGCAGGCCAATAAGGTAATGGAAAGCCAGGAAGAAAAAAACGCCCGGCTCAAAGCTCAGGTTGACGACTTTAAAATATCCATGTTCAACGCAACAGGCGGCGCAATGGGCTATGCCTCTGTTATTGGCGATGTTTCGCGCGATGTAGGTAACCTTATACCGCTTGTAAGCGGCGCATCACTTGTAATAGGCACATTAACCAGCAAAACAAAACTGCTTGCCGCGTGGACGAAAGTTACAACGATAGCCACATCCATTTGGAGCGGTGTACAGGCAGTATTTAACGCCATTATGGCTATGAACCCTATAGTTTTGGTAACTCTTGCCATAATCGCACTTATAGGTGTTATCATTTGGGTTGCATCTGTTACCGAGGGCTGGGGGCAGGCATGGGAACATACCGTTAACGGCGCAAAGCTCATCTTTCAGGCTTATGTAGAAGCGGTAAAGTTTTACTTCAGTACCATGGTTAACGGCATCATGATAGGGCTAAACTATATAAAAATAGGCTGGTACGAATTTAAAAATGCAGTTGGTATAGGAGATGAAAACGAAAACAACGCGATACTCGCAAAAATTCATGCCGACACCGAAGCCCGTAAAAAAGCCATTACAGATGGTGCTAAAAAAGTTAAGGAACTTGGTATTGCAGCGGCTGAAGAGTTTGCAATGGCGGCTAACTCTATCAAGTTTAAAGACAATGCAGATGGCGGAATTTCATTACCGGGCATACCCGGACTTGGCGGTACAGGCATGGGTACCGGCGATGGCGATGGTACCGGGGGCGGTACAGGGGGCGGTACAGGAAATGTAAATACAGCTATTGCCACAGGTGGCACTAAGCATAATTATATAACAATAAACCTTAAAGAACTGATAGGTTTAAAGGCCAATACAGTTACATCAGGCAAAAAAGATGCTGAGATGATAGGCGAGCAAAGCTTAGACCAATTACTAAGGCTTTTGGAAATGGCTAAAACCGCAGGCGAATAATGGATAATAGGGATATACTTTTCGCCTCATTGGTAGGCAGCAGAATAGCAAAGCAGATACCCCGCCTTAGCGTGGTGCAAAACGAGCTGGGCAAGCATGCGCTGCCAGGCATACCCTTTTTGCCTAACCGTAACGAAATAACCATCGCCACAGGCGCACAGGAACCGTTTGACAACCTTTGGCGTGCTGATGCGCCTTTTCCTATTGACAAACAGTTTTTCCCGCTATCTTTTTCAATTGATGATGGCAATACCTGGTTTTTGCTGCCATACGAAACTATGATTAACATTAGTGGTCGTAATAACATTATAAGGCGTTCTGTTGCTAAATGGAAAGCTCAGGAAGGGCAAAAAAACAGAATAGGCACAATTAAAGAGCGCTGGAGCCAGGACGATTATGAAATAAATATCACAGGCGTGCTTATCGGTTCTATGATATCGGGTAATGTTGAAGACTGTTTTCCAAGAGAAGATTTTGAAAAATTAAGAAAAGTCTTAACGCATGCAAAAGAAATTAAGGTTAGCAGCCCTCCTTTGGAATATTTAGGGATTTCAAATATTGTAATTGAAGATTTTACATTCCCTTTTACTAAAGGCGAAAACGTGCAGGCCTATACTATCAGGGCATATTCTGATGAAAGTTATAACCTTATACTAACATAGTATGTATTCAATGGATTGGGATATAAGGTTCTACACCAATGGTAAAGAACATAGGCTTAAAGCTATTGCAGAGGTAGAAATAATATGCAGCGTTGACAACCTTGCCGATACAGCAACAATAGTGCTGCCTGAAGCTGTAATGAATGAGGTTATTTTAAATGATTTACAGAGCAAGATAGGGCGCGGCTCAGAAGTGGTTATAAAGCTTGGTTATGATAACAACCTTGAAACCGAGTTTACCGGTTATATAGAGAACATAACCACTAACGACAGCACACTTAAGATACTTTGCGAAGATGCCCTTTTCCTTTTCCGGGTGGCAGTCAAAGATACAGAGCTGAAGCCCACAAGCCTTAAGGCTATTGCGCAATACCTGGTTAACCAGATAGACCCGCAGTTTAAGATTAATTGCGATTACGACATCAATTACGAGAAGTTTACCATACACCAGGCAACCGGGTTTGATGTGTTGCGGAAAATACAAGAAGAAACGAAAGCCAATATCTATTTTGATACGGCTAACAAAATGCTGCACATACACCCGCCTTATGTAGAAAAGGCCGGCGATGTTAAGTTCAGTTTTCATCACAATATTGAAGAGTCGTCCCTTGAGTTTAAAAGGGCTATTGATAAAAATGTAGAGGTAACCGTTGAGAGCACCGACTTGCGCGGCAAAGTTACAAGCGTTACAGAAGGCGTTACAGGTGGCGACAGGGTTGTATTAAAGGTTGGCCCTATGAGCGCGGCTGATATGCGCAAAGTGGCAAAGGCTGCTTTGGTAAAAAACAGCTTTGATGGTTATGAGGGCACGTTTGACAGTTGGTTAATACCAGTTGTGCGCCCTACCTATACTGCTGAAATGCTCGACATGGATTATGAATTTAAAAACGGCAGGTACTATGTAGTTGCCGTTACAACAAAGTTTGGCCCTGATGGTGGCATACGCACCACCACGCTCGGCATAAAGTTAAGCTGATGGATAAATATTCCAAATTAAAGAAAAGCTTACAGGCGGTTGTAGGGGCAGAACCTAACTACCCAATAAGGGGCGTGGTTAAGGCTATATCCGGGCAAACCTGCTCTGTTGAAATATTTACCGGCTTAGTTGTTACCAACGTAAGGCTGATGGCAAGCATTAACGACGATGCAGATTACCTGCTTGTAACGCCTGCCATTGGATGTAATGTAGTAATGATTAGCGGGAATGGTTCGCTTGACGACCTAACCGTAATTAAAGCCGATAAGGCGGCAAAGATTGAGGCGCGTCTTGGCGGTTTAGAAGTCCTGCTGGATGCAGAGGACGGCAAGGTAAGCATAAAGAACAGCCTTGCAAACCTAAAGGAGCTGATGCAGGAGCAAGCCGACCTTTTAAAGATGTTTAAAGTATATACGCCTGCGGGGCCATCGGGCGCGCCGTTACCCGATACCATACAGGCAATACAGCAATGGGAAACCAATTTTAATAACCTTTTAAAATAGTTTTAAATGGCTTTAAATACACCGGGTTTAAAGGATGAAATAAAGCAGTTGCTTACCGATATGCGTTCCCGATCTGAAATAAGCGACGAGGAGTTTGCAAACAGGCTAAGCAGCGCGATAGAAACCTATGTTAAGACAGCAACTATAATTTATATAAGCGGTTTAACGGCTTCAGGCGCACCCGTTACCGGAACATTTGCAGGCAATTTGGAGTAATGGCAAAAAAGATGGGCATACAGCTAAACGAAGACCCGCAGCAGGGTACCGTAATGGATTTAAAAATAAATCCGGTGTATGATGCATTCGGCAAAATTACAAGCGGCCTTGTAGTGGGCGATACCCTGCAACAAAATAAAGCCCTCATACTGATTATGCAGCCGGGAGAGCTGAAGAGTAACCCTGATTTGGGTGTAGGCATTGAGGATGCGCTTTTAAATGAGGATTATTTGGAATACCGCCACCGCATACGCGAGCATTTTGCTAAAGACGGGCTAACGGTTTCACGGCTTGACCTGTATAAAGACAAGCCAATAATTATACACGCAAATTATGAAAACTAAGCAGGGGCAGAATTTTCTTGATGCGGTAATACAGGAGACAGGCAGCATTGATAATGCTTTCGCAATGAGCCTTATTAACAGCTACGGCATTACGGATGATATCCCTGTAGATACAGAGCTTTTGGTTACAGGTTCTGTTAATACTCAGGTAACAAGCCTTTGGGGCAGCAAAAGGCAACCCGCTTCGGCATTATTATATACAGATAACGCGCTCATTATTCCGGCAGACGGTATAGGCGCAATGATTATAGAAGACACTTTTATTATTTTTTAACATGGCACGCACCAGGCAACAAATAAAGGACAGCATAACAACACAATTCATGGCAAATGAAACCCTTGCCGTTAGATATGGTTTTCCGGTTGGAGCTATATTCGAAGAGCATTTTTCAATTGTTAGTATAGAGAATTTTTTATTTGAGATAGTTGCAACCGCAATTTACCTGCATGAGCAGATTTTCGCACAGCACACTATAGAGATAGACGAAATAATTCGCAACCAGAAAACAGGCCGTTTGCCCTGGTACCGCGAAATGGCACTTAAGTTCCAGTACGGCTTTAACCTTGTGGCAGACCGCGACTATTACGACAATACAGGCATAGACGATGCGCTTGTAGCCTCTTCTAAGATTATAAAATATGCCGCAGCCAATGAGGCAGAGCAGAGCAGCCGGGTTATTTTAAAAATAGCCGGTTCTGATGGCCCGGTAACAGACGAGCAGAAAACAGCCTTTGCCGCTTATGTGGATGAGTTTAAGATAGCCGGTACCGAAGTTACCATTATTAACTATTTGCCTGACAGGCTTTACCTGAGCATACAGGTTAAACGCGATGCACAGGTACTGACAGAAACAGGCATGAGCGCATTAAATGGTAACTACCCGGTTAATGAGGCTATAGAAGAATATCTAACCGAACTGCCTTTTAATGGCGAGCTGAAGCTTTCAGCCCTTGTGGATAAAATACAGCTTGTTCCGGGTGTGCTTGATGTTACGGTGCTGTCTGCTGAGACGGCATGGATAAACCCTGAGGTTAACGATTACGGCGAGCCCCAACCGGTCTTTATAGCCAAGATACCTGAAAGCGGGTATTTTGAAGTGGTAACCTATGACAATATAGCTTATGTGGTATAGTGTAGATTTTCCGCGCCTTGCCTTGATGCTCTTGCCGGTTAAGCTGCGCAGGCCTGCTTATGCTGCGCTTGCTCAGATTGCGGTTAAGCCTGTAGAGCAGTTGCACTACACCTGGGGGCAATGGCGTGACAGCAATATTTACAAACTTACCCATACGGGGCAGGTTTGTTACCTGCGGGGCGCGCTTAATGATACGCACGACCCATCATTGCGGCGCATATACATAGGCCCTGGTAATGAATTTAATGCAACCTACCTGCACACCGAAGCTGAGGCGCAGGATGATTTTGCCAATAAGGAAGATGAAAACGGCACAATGTGGCTACGCACCGAAGCCGAAACGGTAGGCACAGGGCTTGACTTTACCGTGTGGGTACCGCAGGAAATATATTACACACAATTAGAAGCCCTGCATGCTACGATAAGTTTTTATAAGGCAGCAGGGCGCAGATACCAGATAAAGATTATACCATAATGAACAGGACAGAATTTTTACTAACGGGCGGGTGGCCTTTAAAGCTTGAGCGTTTAGATGAACTGCAAAAGGACTGGCAGTTCTTGCAGGCATTGGGCGAACTCGCAGGCAATTTCAGTATAATATCAGGCTGCAATACAGCAGGGACATTGGTGCAAAACGGCGTTATCTATTTAAACGGTGAGCTGTTGGAGTTCAGGCAGGCTTACCTTGTTCCTGATGTAAGGGTTATCATCATTGAAGAGGAGACCTCTAAAGAGTTTGAGAACGGCGAATTAAAGGTATTGCGCAAAACCCGTTATGCTACTTTTGGCACGGCTGCAACCAATTATCCCTGGGCAAATTTTACACGCCCAATACCAACTAACCAGATACAGGCCGCGCTAAACCTTAAAGCCAACATTACCGCGCTTAACAACCTTACGGCACGTGTTGAAACCCTTGAAAAGTATGCAGCACCGTTTGCGGTGGCTAACGGCTCAATGGTTTTTTGGAGAAAGCCTGCCAACTGAATACCTGCCGGATGGCAGGAAGTAACCGACTGGCGCGGGCGTATGCCTGTGGGGTGGAACCCTGCCGATACCGATTTTGATACGGTGGGCGAAACGGGCGGTTCTAAAACCAAAGCATTAACAACCGCTAACCTGCCATCTTTTACCATTAACTTACCGCGCAGCGAGGCCGATAACGGCGAGAACGACGGCTTGCGTGTGCTTGCCAACAACACACAATCGGCGGGTAGCTTCGCCGTAACCTATGACGGTTCAGGCGTGGCAGTTAATATAATGAACCCTTACAGAATAGTAATGTTTATCGAACCTATACCGGCATAATATGGCATCATTATCACAAATAAAGAATTGGTTTATGACGGGCAAAAAGCCCACACAGGCGCAGTTTTGGGCTTGGATGGATAGCTTTTGGCATAAAGACGAGGTTATATCCCTCAGGACAAGATACAAAGCCTGCCTGCCACGCTTAACGCTAAGGCAGATAAGGCACAGACAGACGCGCATGCGGCTGACCTTAATGCGCATAACCTTGATGCCCGCCTTGCCGCTAAAGCCGATGCAGAGCACACGCACGAGATAGCCGATATAAACGGGCTTGACGATGCCCTTGCAACGGTGGTTATTAATGATGCCACAACTACGGAAAAAGGTAAAATAATGCTTGCCGGTGACTTGGCAGGCACAGCAGCAGCGCCAACCGTTCCCGCGCTTACGGGTAAAGTTAACAAAGGTGCCAATACTGAATATGAACTGCTTTCAGACAGCTCAGATGTATATGCTCCGGCTTTATTCTCAAGGGTGGGAAGTATATTCAGGAGCAGCTTTATTAAGTGGTTTGAAACACTTAAGGTTTTTTCTGTTGAGGGCTCACAATGCCAGATAGAGCCTAATGCCAACGTAACCGATGGCAACATGATTATTAAAGGCGTGATTAATGCATCAGAAGCTCTAAAGCTTATGATTGGCGCTATAACCGTTGCATCTTTTGGCAACAGCAACGGTTCGCCTGTTTTCCGCTTTTATACGCCACTGCGCTACATAAGCGACAGCACCATCAATGAGGTTCATTTTATAGCCAGCACAATAGAAACAAGCGGCACACTTAACATTAAGCAGATAGCGGTGCCAAACAACAGTATTATAACGGTTGACCTGCTCAACATTGCCACTATGAATGTTGACGGCAACTACATAACCGGCAATGCGCAGTTTGCATTTAGGAATACGGCAGGTGTCATAACCGCTATTGGCGATATAGCACAAAACTATGCACGCCAATACTCATCACTCACAGCAGGCGCACCAACGGGTAGCGATACCAGGCTGCAAGTAGCAATTTCAGGCACTAATCTTATCGTTCAGTTTGTTAACACGGTTAATAAACTAACCAATGTTAATTGCAGAATAGAGTATAACATTGTTAACCAACCTATAGCAGAGTAATGAGTTATTTTAAAGGCATACGCTTAAGCGGTTTAAATATTAGGGTGCAGGATACCTTTAATTCTGTACCTGGCCTCATGCAGTTTAATTACATGCCTGAACTATTGACCATGTATGATGCGGAAAAGGTGTCAACCTGGGGCGATAAGTCAAACTTTCCTAACCCGTTAAAAAACCTAAACCCTGACCGAATGCCGGTTTTGGAAAATAACTTGTGGCTAAAATCTGAGAGTAACCTTGTATCGCTTTCAGCACCATATACCGATTACAGGTTTTTGCACAACGGCTCGCGTTTTGGAGTATACAGCCTTATGAAGAATACGCTTGCAACAAGTGGTACAGTAACAGCTAATAGCCCATTTAGGACTGGTTCTAACGCCGCTACGGGTTTAGTGCTTACCATTAGTAATACAAGCTCCGGGCGTTTTCAGGCATCCATTAGGGGCGGTGCTACAGTCCCAACTAAGGAAGTTAGCGGCTTTATGAACCCTGCAAGCCCAAATTTTACAGCAAACAGCAGTATTGTAATAACATCATGCGTTAACCTGGGGCAAACGCTGGGCGTGATTATGAGATATGGCAACGCGCAGGCAACCTTATCGCCTTTCTTTACGACTACTGCACAATACCCAACGGGGCAAAACGGCTTTTACATCGCACTACAAGGGCAGGCAGGAATGACCGTGCGGGAAGGTATTTTGCTCATATACGACTGGACGAATTACAGCCGTGAGCAGGCACAGGGTTTTGATTTACAAGTCATGGGACTTCTTAACGCTGAGAGAATAAAATTTCAAAACTTAGATATATGAATGTAACAGCATCCAACGGCATTACCTATCAAGTACGTTTTGACAACAACGGAAACTTTGAAATAGAACGCCCCGACACGGGAACCGGTCTACAAAAAGTTTTCGTCATTCAAGACATCTCAATAGGTAACTATCAGAACAAGCGCAAAGAATGTGTGTTCTACTCTTATGATGTATCGCCAACGGGCGAGCGCACCTATAGTGGCAGGCACCCGTTTAAAGACACAGACAATGAGTTTACGGCCTTTTTAGAGTCGGATATATGGGACAAGCTAAAGAACGCCATCCTGCTCGACTTTTTAAGGAAAATTGAATTTACAGAGCCTGTGGGGTAAAAGAAGCCCCCAGCCATTTAGTTAAGTCTCCAAACATAACATAAATAAAGCACGCTTACGCACGCGACTGAGGGCAATGCCTTCTTATCGTGCATAAGCGTGCTTTGTCATGTTTGGAGGCTGCAAATATAGTAATCATCAATCATCAATCAAAAAACGAATGCTTAAATTCATTAAAACTAAAAATCTTGGCGACCTTGAAATAAGACAGGTAAATAAAGAGGTTGCACGTGAAATTATTATTAATAATCATTATAGCAGGAAATGGAATAATTCAGGCTTTGGCCTATATAATTTCGGCTTTTTCAGGCCAGGCTCTGACGAATGCCTCGGTGTGGCTGTTTACGGTTATACGATGCATCCAAAAGCAAAACTGTTTACCCATCCTAATCCGGATGCAGTAATGCTTGAGTTAAATAGAATGTGGATAAGCGATGAGCTTGGTAAAAATGCTGAAAGCCTATTAATAGCACATTCCTTAAAACAATTACCAAAACTTAATAAAAACATTGTTGCAGTACAGTCTTTTGCTGATGGGCGTTTGGGATGTGGTACCATATATAAGGCATCAAACTTTAAATACTATGGCAGTCACGAAACTATATTTGCAAAAAACAAGCGTACAGGCGAAATAAATCACTGCATGAACATTACACGCATGGATAGCAAAAGCATCTACATACGCAATAATATAGCTTTTATGCTTGGTGATTTAGAGTTTTTTAAAGTAGATACATACCGTTATATATTTCCGTTGTGTAAACACTTTCAACCACGGTTTAAACAAAAGCCATATCCGCCATATAAAAAAGGCTCTACAGCAATACAAATGGATAGAGACAGAAAGTTAATTAAGGAACGGTTAATACAGTTTATAAATGATTTATAATAAAGCCCCAATTAAGGGGCTTTTAAATGCTTTTTAAACGCTGATTAAAAAAGGTCTTTTTTCTGAGAAACTGCACAATTCATTTTAAATTTGTGTACAATTCATTTTCGCGATTATAGTTTAGTACTTTTTACCTGTCAGTACCAAACCTTTTTACCCATATTAATCTGTAATTTCTAAAGAACGGATAAGCCCCCCTTTAAACTGAACATTGTAATTAAATAATATAGGGCTGCCGGGAAATGTTCCTGAAACCTCTGTTGTAAAAACACCCGCTTCATTATTACCTTTAAAGCTTATTGGTTTCATT